TTCTCTATTTTCGTCATTTAGTTCATCAATACTTACGTACTCAATGACTTCATAGGCATATTTTTCTTCTGACATGTGTGTTCCTTACGGTCGTGGCCCCTTGTGGAGCAGCAGAGAATTGAACTCTGGTCCTAAACAATACCCTCTTGGGGTCTTAATGTCTAGTCGAAACCTTCCTGCCCCTTGCATTACATTGCAACATTTAAGTTACGTTTGTTACATTTCAACGCAATAAATATAACAAAACCCAGCCATGAATTAACAGAGGACTGGGTGTTTATGCTTCAATAGTAACACTTACTTGTTACTTTCCAAGTTACGCTACTAATTTCACAGGGTCTACGCTACTAAAAGCACAAAACCCCTGTCCGGGCTCAAAGGTTTAAAATCGAGCACCGCAACAGGGGTCTTGCAGGTTAGTGAAGGCTTATCCTAGGCAACCCACACTAAGAAAACATTACCAAAAGTTATGGCCAGTTTTCATCCAGTACAACGTATCTAACAACAAAAACAAAGACACTGCGGCCCATGCAACAGCTATCCAAGCAATGACTTTCATTACTTACTCTTGACTGCAGCAATAAGACGCTTTAGTGGATGACGACCCTTGTAAGCAAGAAGCCATTTAGGATCATGCGAACCACCAACAGTCCAGTTAGGGCTGTACTGGGTTTCAAAATGAAGATGCGGACCACCGCTGTTACCTTCAATGCCAACATCAGCAATGTGCTGACCAAGCTTTACTTTGTCACCTTCTTTAACAAGAGACTTAGCAACATGTGCATAAATTGTGTAATGCTTTCCATGCTTGATAACCGGTGAGTATTTACCAAAGCTCTTGCCCCAGATACCTACACCGATAACTACTCCATCAGCTGCAGCAAAAACTGGATCACCAACTGGAGCACCAATATCTACTCCTTGGTGCCAACCTGACATCCACTGAGTACCTTTAGTCCCGTAGGGACATGTGACCTTACGTGTTTTCTTAAGTGGCCAAGCCATGAATATCTCCTATATCTGTATATATCTATATATACATAATACAGATATAACTGAATATGAATATCTGTATATCTGTATATAAAGATATAACGGAATTCTTGTATTTTCCTGCTAAATATACGTCTCCCGCTGCCTGCAAGGCTTTGATTAACTCTTAGCCAGCAATTCCTCGTCTTTGCTGTCGCGCTTTCAGTTGATTAAGATTAACTCTTGATCTGCTGAATTGTTATTTGTTGAGGTTTGTCTATCAGCAAGCAGCTAGACGCTTTATTTTATCACACGTCACCTAATTGCAAAACCATTGGGGGTCAGTAAACACAGTGTTTTGCTTTTGATAACGAAATTGTTATCTAATATGCCTTGTGTTCAGTTCTTATGTGGTGTTTCTGTTAACTTTTATCTGCTATAATTGCTCTCACAAGGGGAGGGGGCAGTATGCCTTCTTACAGTCAGTAAAAGACTTCCCTAAATAAGCTCTCAGGTACTAGTATCGGTAATCCGACTCTAACGCTTGAGAGCTTTTTGGCGTTACACACACAGAAATGGAGACCCTTTAGTGGGCAGATTCAACAAAGTAGAAAAGGATGCCTATGCTCATCTAGTAAATGACCGAAGCACTCAGATAAATTATGGCTCATCAGCAGACCATTCACCAGAAGCACAATTCATCTCAGCCCTAATAGATACAGGAATCTACATTCCAGGCATTTATGGGGTTAGATCAGAACAAATAATTGGCCATAAGCCAATTCATGAGTTTTGCATGAAATACCAAGAGGTATCGCATGGTGCTCCGCCAATCCACATCTTGAAAGAAAAATACCCACAGTTTCCATACATTGCCGAAGCAAACCCAGTTTGGGCGGCATCTGTACTATCTGAAGCACACACTAACCGTGTACTTAGGCAAACAATGTCTAGAGCTTCAGCATCGCTAGCAGAAGATGCAAACGATGAAGCAATTGGTATCCTTCAAGACGGATTATCTCGAATTCAACCAGCAGTAGGAATGGGCGTAGATGCCACAGATCTTACGCTGCTTGAAGACATAGGCGAATTAGAAATGTGTCCTGTACCGCAAGGAATGCTACATTCAACCACCGGCGGAATAGCCTCAGGTGACATGTGGATAATTGCAGCCAGACTAGGTATTGGTAAATCATGGCGATTAATACAACATGCCGTATCAGCCGCAGAAGGCGGATGGGACGTAGCGTTCTTTAGCCTTGAAATGCCAGCCAAGTCAGTCTTAGACCGCATACACCGAGTAGCACTAAAACAATGGCGAGAGCCATGGGCAAATCTAGATTTAGATAGACGCTCGGAAATGCTCGAAGAATGGGCGCAAGACTCAGGAACAATTAGTGTTTACGACCCCACAAAGGGAAGATGTGATGCATCAGTACTATCAGCCATCGCAAACGAAAAAACACTAGTAATTATTGACTACATCGGATTAATGCACACAACGTCAGGATCACGAGCAATCGAAGACTGGCGTGCAATGGCTACCATCTCTAACCAAGTTAAAGAAGTAGCACTCAGCCGAAACGTACCAATCATTGCCGCTGCACAAATCAACCGTGCAGGCGGTAACTCTGATAGAAGTCCAGGAACCGAGCATCTTGCACAATCTGATGCGTTAGGTCAGGATGCTGATGCAGTAATCACTCTCAAGCAACACTCAAAGCGTGTACTAGTCAACTCATTGACGAAATACCGCCACGGTGAGTCTGGAGCAAAATGGTTTACCCAATTTGAGCCAGGACGCGGTTTGCTAGGTGATTTAAGTATCAGCAGAGCCACGGAAATGAAAGTAGAAGACGATGAAAGCGATGCGTCGCAGTTAGGATAACCGTGAAAAAGATAACACTAGATGAAGCGCTATCACACGGACGAGGCACAGAAAGAGCCTTTTGTTGTCCAGTGCATGACGATAGCAATGCATCAGCATCACTCAACGTAGGCAAAGGTGTGTGGTATTGCCACGCATGCAAAGCAAACGGAACAGTCGAAGGACATGTACCAAGCGTTGAAGAAATCATCAAAATTCTGGCAGGGGAAGTAGAACCCCGAACATACCCAGAATCATGGCTAGATCTATTTGACGCGCACGGCCCAAGTGAATACTGGGCTACGCGTTTTGGAGAAGAAACAGCCAATAAGCATCGGTGCGGTACAAGCTATGAAAATGGCATGCCAACCTATCCAATGCGCGACTCACTAGGTCGACTTCTAGGCGTAGTAACACGCCATGAAGGACAGAAAGCCAAATACATGTATCCAGCAGGGGTAAGAACCTCTGCAACCTTCTACGGGGCTTACAAGCCCTCGCAAGTAGTCGTACTTGTCGAAGGTGCCGGAGATGTAATGGCATTAGAGCAAGCAGGCATACCAGACCATTGGACCGTACTCGGTTGCTTTGGTTCAGGCCTGCACTCACCGCAAGTCCAACTCATTGCTGACTTAGCACCAAAACTGGTCATAGCAGCATTTGACGATGACGAAGCGGGATGGGGAGCGTCAGAAAGAGCGACATTCCAGCTACACGACATAGCACCAGTTCTGTCACACCAATGGTCTACAGTTGGTGCAAACGACCCAGGTGATGTATCACCTCAACACCGGATAACCAGTATCAACAACACAATACTGAACAGTCCGTACAAAAAACACGCAACAAGTTAAGAGGAACAATGGAACCAGAAATCGAGAAAGACCTTTATCGGTTACTGCAACTCAAAGCACAGAAAGCAGAAATTGAACATGAAATCGAAGATATTCAACGCTATGTCTCAACTCTTTTTGATCAAGTCGAATTTAGAGCAGATAATCGCGTTTTTAAAGCAAAAGTTGTCAGGAGTGAAACGTCTGATGTTGATTTGGCAGCTCTTAAAGCTAACGACATCGACCTTTACAACCGCGTAACCAAGAAAGTTTTGGACAAGACAGCATTTAACCGTATAGTAACTAACGGTGAACTTGAGGCTGAACTAGCCCAACAAATAATCATTATCAAAGACCGCAAAGCATGGGTTTCGATAAATGAAGTCAAAGAACAGAGTGAGGACTCAAATGAGTAAAAACGACGAAGACGTTTACGAACCCATTCCAGTAAGTGATGGGGACCGACTGACAGTCAAACTGACACACACATTCCTTGTAAACGGCCAGACACAATGGGCTGCAGGAGAATGGCAAATAGCTGTACTACCAGAAGAAACCAGCGATGAAGCAATTGATCGTTGTTCTGCGCTAGCACAAGAAACGGTATTCCAGAATGCAGATATTCTGGCTGCCAACATTGACGCACGACGTCAACAGCAAATGAAAAACAAAACAGAAAATGGAGCATAATCATGCCTATCGATTACACACCAATGGATGAAGATCTATTACTCGCAGGACTTGACGGTTACGCCAAGTCAGAATCAACAACATACCGTCCAATTTGGCGACTAGCCAAGGGCACCACAATTGTTCGTTTCCTTACAGACAAGGACACAATGAACGATGATCACGGTTGGTTTATCTACCGTGAAGTAGCCGCATTTGACGGTCTCAAGGGTGGTTTTGAACTACCTAACGGTATCAAGGAATTCCCGGTCAACGATCAAATCATCGTGATTGATCCTGAGACTGGAGAGCGCAAGCGTCGCAAGGGACCCCGTGGAACTGACCCGCTGTTTGAACTTGTTGCACCATCAAGCAAGTACCCGCCAGTTGACGGTATTGTAAAGGCTGCGGACAAGGTTGCAGTTAACGTTCTCAACGAAGAAGGTAAGCACATCATCCTCAAGATGAGTGGTGCACGCGCCAAGGAACTATTCACTGCATTCAATTTGTACAGCGAAATGGATCCTAACTTCACTTGCACTGCCTACCCATGGCAGCTCACCGTATCAGGTACTGGCGTAACCACCACGCTGTCCGTAAAGCCATTGCGCGATGAGCCTCCAGTGGACTTGCCAGAACCATACGACTTAGTTCAGGTATTTAGCGACATCCGCAAGGAAGTTGAAAATTACGTTAACGGTCTAAGCGGCGACACTCAACAAGACGAGTTGATTGAAGAAGATAGTTATGCAGTTGCAGAAACGTTTGAGGAAACAGTTGCATCAATCGACATCGAAGAAGATGTGCGCATGAAGTACAGCGCAGTATCACCAGTGCGTCTCAAGACCCTGCTGACTAAGGCTGGAGTATCCATTCCACCTCGCTCAACACACGCTACTCTTATCGAACTTGCAGTAGCACACAACGTCTAAGACGTAACAACGAAGGGGGCTGTCCTACGGGGCAGCCTCCTTTGTCTTCTACACATCTCAGGAGAAAAAATGCCAAAACCTTCAAAGTTGGATAAACGAAATATTTCTCAGGCTTATAACCAATGCGTTTATTGCAATAAAGAACTTTTAACAGGATCTGTTACAAGACACATTAAAAAGCGTCACCCCGACAAGCCAATCAATTACGGCACGTATCATTGGTCTAGCGCAGGTCGAAAATGAGTAAATACTGGAGCGTACACACGCATAGTAAGTATTCCGCAAAAGATGCGTTTCCGTCAGTTAGTTCAATAGTACAAAAAGCAAAAGAGCTAGAATATCCAGCGCTTGCTTTAACTGACCACGGAAACATGGGCGGTGTCGCGCAACTATACACAGAATGTAAAAAAGTAGGAATTAAACCATTACCAGGTATTGAAGCCTACATTTCGTTTGACAAAATAACACAAAAACGCCAAACAATGCACTTAGGAATGGTAGCCACAACAGAACAGGGTTACTACAACCTTGTAGGCATGTCAAACCTAGCCCACAAAAACTGGGCAGAGCACAAAACATACAAAGCAATTCTTGACTTGACAGACCTTGCAGAGGCCGCAGAAGACGGGCGCTTAGACGGTATTGCGGCAACATCAGGATGCTGGTTTGGGTTACTATCCGAAATGCTCAAAAAACCAGATTCTCATGTTGACACAAAAGTATCTAACATAATCACATCTCTAGCAGGTTGGTTCGGATCAGGGTTCTACATAGAAGCACAAAACCATGCAGTCTACAAAGAAGATCAAGACAGCGACGCGCATTCAGAAATCATTTACCGAATAGCCCAAAAGCATGGCCTACCAATGGTCATTGGTCAAGATTCGCACTACATCAACTTAGAAGAACAAGCGTTACACGACACAATGAAACGCTTAGTCTCATGGTCAAACGATGTAGAAGACGCTGTGTTTCCTGGCGATGGCTACCACATGGCTGATGAAGAATGGATGAAAGACCATCATCCCCCGTACATCTTTAACGCCGGAATGGAAGGCCTAGCTGACCTAGAATCCAAAGCTAAAGTAGTAATACCACAATTAGACAAGTTCTCACTGTTAGTACCAGACACCACAGTGTCCGGAGACCCCGACAAAGAACTGACTGACTCCACAAATGCGTTGCTCAAAAAACGCATTGAAGAAGGTAGCATCAAAACTGCCAAGTCAAAGGCTTATTACGAGCGTCTAAACAAAGAACTTGATGTGATTGTTGGTGCTGGTTTTTCAGGCTACCTACTGCTGGCTCAAAATGTATGTGAATACATGGATAGCAAGAACATTTTTTACAACATTCGAGGATCAGCATCAGGCTCACTAATCTGTTGGCTACTTGGCATCACATCGTTTGACCCAATTATTTGGGGCTTACGGTTTGACCGCTTCCTATCCAAAGACCGAACAAAACCACCAGACATTGACATCGACATTGAGCATGAGCGCAAAGAAGATGTTGAAAAATGGCTAGGTGAAAACTTCTACACCATCAAAATTGGAACATGGCTACAAATGGGTCTATCTAACGAAGATGATGGCGAACAGAAGGGAAGCCTAATGGTTCGCTGGAAAATGAATGCCAGAAAGATGGGCGAAGATCCTAATCGAGAACTGACAAGCGCTGAGTGGAAAACCATGAAAATGCTTGCAGACAAGAAAGCGTTTCTTGGTTATGGCGTTCATGCAGCAGGCATGCTAGTTGCACCAAATGCACAGTCAGCCGCTGCAGTACCACTGCAGTACGTATCCTCCAGTAAAACTATGGTTACGTCATTTGATAAAGACGACATTGAACGATTAGGGCTAGTCAAACTTGATTTGCTTGGCCTTAAGACACTGACAGCCGTTGGAATCATGCGAGAACAAACTGGAATAAGCATAGACACTATTCCACTTAATGACAAAGCGGTGTACCAAGCCATGTCAGCAGGCAAAACCATGGGCTTGTTTCAGTTAGAAGGCGGATCAAGTCGAATGGGCGTTAAGCGGCTAAAGCCACGAAAGATTGCTGACGTCATTGCGGCAATGGCTTTGTTCCGCCCAGCCACCATGGAGTCTGGCGCAACAGACGATTTTATCAATCGTCGTCAAGGAAGCCTGGCATTGCCAGAAAGACACCAGATTATCTCTGATGAGACCAAAGAAACATACGGCGTATTGCTTTACCAAGAGCAAGTTATTGGTGTTATGCGCAATGTGGGCTTGGACAATGAAGAGATTGAAAAAGCACGCAAGGCTATCAAGGCATCTAATGCCAGCGTAGGCACAGCCGCTAAAGATTTGGCTAACCTCATGGGGCGCATTAGAAAACTTGGTACAGAAAAGGGAATGAACGCAAAAGACCTTGATTGGTTGGAAGAAGCATTACACGCATACGCTGGTTACGGCTTTAACAAAGCACACGCCACTGCATACGGTGTTCTTGCATACATCACAGGCTATTTTGCTGTTCATCACCCATTAGCGTTTTGGACTGGAATGCTACGCGCCTATTCGGGTGCCAAGCAAGAGACCCAATACGTTACCGCAGCACGTGAGGCCGGAATTAAGTTGTTCCCACCACACGTAAACATTTCAACAAAAAGTTACACAGCAGACACAACAACAAACTCTATCCGTAAAGGTCTAACCACTATTAAAGGTTTGGGCGATAAAGCAGCTGACGAAATTGTCAGACATGCTCCATACACTTCACTAGATGACTTAGCGAGGCGAGTAAGCAAACAAAGAGTGACTGGCTCCAAGGATCTTGGTAAAGGTCACCATCCAGAAGCATGCGGTGGAATCATCGCGGCATTACACGAAGCAGGAGCCCTTAAGGGCTTAGAGAGAGAATCATTGATATGAGCATCACTAATTTGCTGAAAAGCATAATGAAGAATGATGCCATGCCAGTTACGTTTGGCATGAGCAAATGGAGAGAAGGCGGTTCGGTCGTCACTCCAGAAGCATTAGAACGTTTGTTCGAAGTGCTGTCAAAAGACTCGTTAGATAGTAATCGCGCAAGCGGTGCGGGTCGTATGCGCCCATCCCTAATTGGAGACAAGTGTGAACGTAAGCATTTGTTTTCCTACATGGGCATTGGTCAGCGTGAAACCAGCGATGGCGGTAATGATGTTATGGATGCTGGCACTTGGGGCCATTACCGTTGGCAACTTGCCGGTCTTTCGCAAGGTTGGCTAAAAGACATTGAAATTCAAGTGTCTTACGAACCATGGGAATTGCGTGGTGCTATGGACGGAATAATTAGTGATGGATCAGGCTGGGAACTTAAAACAACCAACAGCCGTAAGTTTGCTGAAATTTTGAAAGATAACATTCCAGTTCATGCTCATCTTATGCAAACACACGCATACATGCGAGCCTTGGATTTGTCACATTTTTCTATTGTGTATGAAAATAGGGACACTGCAACATGGAAAGAATTCCGTATTGCACGTATGGAAGAAATTGATGCTGAACTTGATAACCTCATGGCTAACTTGCATGGACATATCAAAGAACAAACATTGCCATTAATGATTCCTTCTTGCATTCAACAAAAAGGCTCTGCCTTTACTTACTGTAATTGGGCTGAAGTTTGCCCAACCGTTAAATGGAGGAAAGATGAAAGCGAATGATTTAGCTGACCAGATTGAAGCAATCATTGCCAGTTTACGCACCAGAATTTTAGGTGTTGGTGCTGATCAGTATGACGAAGGAAATGTTCAAAAAATTGAACTTAAAAAACCTTCTGAAATTATTCGAGAAACCATTGAAGAGATAGACGATTCAATTGTTTACTTGGCTCACTTGAGATCAAGAATGAACGAAATGAAATACACCATGGGCGAAGCGCTTGATTTGTTTGATACCATTCAGCCATACGCTTCTCTTAACCGAGAAATGTCTGACCAAATTAGGCAAGTTAGACATTTGCATAGAGCTCAACCTGCTTTAGATGATGCAGATTATTGTTTGGTCGATGACGAGACGTGGCCCTGTACAACTATTAAAACTCTTAATGATTGGTCTTCCCAATGATTAAGACAGCCGGAAAGCATGTTCACGGCAAGGGGTGCATGGTAGCAATATCATGCGCCTCAAACATGCCGCACTACATGGTGTATCAAAGAATGATTGATTTGGTAACCGCACCAATAAGGGAACTGCACAAGCCAGTCCCACACCCATACCAAGAGGACCTGCAGCTTTGCTCCCATTGTGGGAATGAAGTAGACGGATCTTGGCTATACCCTTGTCCAACAATTAAATTGTTAGACGAAGAAATAAATAACAACCAACAAACATCTCAGAAAGAGAGAAAATCGTGACCAACGTTAGAGAAGCGCTAGTTATTACTACTGACATGAATGCAGAAATTAAGACATTTACTGCAGATGATGCACACATCGTATTGCACGATGCAGTTGACGGAAACATTGAGCGAGTGCAATTAAAGTCGCTCGGTGTAGACATGTGGCTAAATGAATACGGCAAAATAATTAATTTACCGCAAAACGTTTTTGCTACTTTTTTGTTTCAAAAAGAATACAAAATGTTTGATTCAATTCTAGGAAATGTTGTGTTTACCGGTGAAGCAGATGAAAAAGGCGAAACTTTAGGCCTTACTGAATTGCAAATTCAAAAACTTTGCGATTTGTTGAAAGCTTGACATCAATGACAAACATTGAATTAACTGACGAACAGTACGCAAATTGCCGTAGGCATGGCGGTGTTGCTAGTATCATCAACTGCTGGGAATGCTCAGCAGAAGCACGGGAGGATAACGAAGATGCTGGACGAGAGGATGATCAAGATGATTAACCAAGAAGTAATGTCAACCTTTGTCGTCAATTTAGATGATCAAGATAGTATTCCGTCGCCTGAGGGTGGCGAACTATTAATCACTGTATTTGACAATAAGATTTGCCGAGTCGCCTGGCGACCACAAGCATGGACTTCGTGGGGACCACCAGTAGACGGAGAAAAACGTGTTTAACGTATTCTTGGGAATTGTTCTAGCTTTACTGCTGGGCGTCGTATTGTACATTGATCGCGGTAACTGGTAGAAATAAGGTATGGATTCAGCAGGAGTTGACTATGGCGTAAGGCGCATTGCGTACTCACACCCTAGTCACATGGTTTTTGAAGAACTCATTTTGACCAGTAAAGATGATGTCAAAAACCTTGTAGTCCTGTCTGATTGGTTGACAGACCAAATGTGGGCTACGTGCCCTGAGTTGACTGTTATTGAGCAGGCAATTCAGGGCGCTAGCCGCAACATTCGTACAGGCATATCCATGGGAATGGTGGCTGGTGCTTTAGCAGTAGCCGCTCAAAGAGTAGACTCAGAAGTAATATTTATAGGACCTTCATCATGGAAAAAGGCGGTAATTGGTAATGGACACTCGGATAAAGATGCCGTCGCAAGATGGCTCGCCTCCAAGCATCCTAATTACTATGACGCCTGCCAGCATCTCAAAAAACCTCAAGACGCAATCGACGCCACCTGCCTGGCAATATATGGCTCGCAGAGATTGGCGTGACGACGCATACTGCAACGGAATGCCATCCGAACTGTTCTACGGTAAAAATGAATTACCAATGACTTCACAAGAAATAAAAACAGCAAAAACAATTTGTAATCAATGTGATGTACGAAGAGATTGCTTAATTACTGCACTAAAAAGCAAAGAAGAGTTTGGTGTATGGGGTGGATTTACAAGTTTTGAACGAAGAGCAGCCATAGCCCGCAACAAAGGAAACTTTAAAGGCGCTATGAATGACTATGATGATAAAAAGTTTGTGTCGCCTAGAAAGAGAAAGAAATGACCGCAGCAAAGAAAACACCAAGCAAAAGCGTTGCGCGTGTTAAAAAAGCCAATAGCGCTGCTGTACTGCAGGAAGAGCAAAATGCTTTAGCCATGAAAGCATTTCAAATGCGCAAAGCGGGCGCTTCTTGGTGGCAAATTGCAGAAGATCTTAAAATTAGTGAACAACAAGCAGGAATGCTTGTGCACAACCGCATTAAAGAAGCTGCCAAACTTGTAGATGAAGGAACTAAGCGCACTATGTTAGCCATGGAAGTAGATCGCTTGGATACTCTCCAGCAAGCAATTTGGAATGATGCTATTGGTGGTGACCGTCAAGCAATTGAAACAGCACTAAAAATTATTCAAGCAAGAGCCAAAGTCCTTGGATTGGAAACTATTCCTTCAAGCACTGTTACTAATAACACTATTGTTGTAGCAGGAACATCTGAAGAATATGTTGCAGCGCTTAAGCGAGTATCTGAATTACCAATGATTGATCACGAGGAACTGTAATGAGTTTTAGCAACCGAGGGCGCATCCTTCCAGCCTCAGGCCCAGAAGGACACACACATAGTATTTATCAACTAAATGACATTGGTGCATCTGGAACTGACGGAGATACGTTAGTTTTAAAAAATGGTGTGTGGGTGGCAACCGGCGCGTTACCCTACACTATTGCCGCTGGTCAGATAACTTGCGGAGCAATGACAATTGCTGGTGGTGGCAATAGCGGAGCAATTAACGTAAACTTTGCCAGCACATTTGGAATTAACTCAAAGTTTTCAACAGGTCCAATTATTACCGTATCTTTTGGCAATATTTTAACTGGGTCAGCAAGTTTAGTGCCTAGAGTTAACACAGTAAACAGCAGTGCTTTTAACATCTACATTTACAATGCGTCAGCAACCCAAACTACTGTCGCATCTGGCTTGTTAGTTAACTGGCACGCTATACAAATTTTATCAACCGACACAACAGGAATGGTTTCGCAAAACCCTGACGAATAGCTAATCTTCGTTATCCCAGTATTCAACAGACCAAGGCGTGCCAAAGCCAATAGTTCCTAAACTTGAAATGGCCGTTTCAATGCTATTAGACCCATTAGACTCAACTTCTTCTGTTTCCTCTGCTTCGTCTTCAGTTTCGTCTATGAGAACATTAACAATCTCTTCACCAAACAGTTTGATGACGATTTGCCGTTTCATTAGAGAATGCTCATTTCCTGCCATGTACCGTTGGATGCTACAAAGGTTAGCAGACCAGCTTTACTTACTTCACCTCGGCGGTGGCGATACCAAGTGGACCCACCATCAAGCGCAGGGGTTTGGATAAACACACGATCTTTGCCACAATCTTGCATTTTATGATGATGAAGATGAGCACCTAGTAGAATATGAGCTTCACCTACTGGTTGCCTGCCGTGTGACTGTTCTTGCCACCATTTAACAGGGTCTTTGCCAAACTGGTGGCCATGAGCCATACCAATAATGGTGTCGTTAGTTTTTAAAGTAATAGTTAACTCATCTTTATGAGGGAAAAGGAAAGAAACATGTCCGTAAGCCTCCGGGTTCTCCGCGCATGCGTCTGCAACGGCAGATCCTGCTTCGATTGCCCAAGAATCAGTGTAGCTTCGGACAATGCTTCCGCGCCTCTCAGCCTCATCGTGATTGCCCGGAACGATAGGGACAATGAGACGCTCAACGTGGGGAGCGAGAGTCTTGATTTGATACATCATCAGACGGCGCAATACACGGACCTGTTCAGTAATGGTCAGGTCGATACGCCCAGCGGCAGCAGCGTCTCCATGTTGAGACTGGTTGCCCTCGATACAGTCGCCGAGCCAAGGTGCGATAACTTCACCAATCTCGTAGCCGAGTTTGCGCCAAGTCTTGAGCCTGTCTACGGACATGTCAAAACGACTGAGGGTGTTTTGCAGTATCTGCTCAGTGCCTCCGCCGTCTACTTTACCGATTTGGGTATCGCCAACAGCAAAGATACCGCTAGCGTTACCAGTGGGCGCTGGCTTCTTTCCCGGCTTATGTGACTTAACCATTTTAATAAGTTCGTCTGCATCTGCTTTAAGAACAGCACCATACATTGTTTGAGGAACAAAAGTAGCCCTATATGACTCAAGCCACTCACCGGCATGGTTTTGCCAAGTAGAGCGGCGTAAGTTAGTAATCTTCCAGTTATCTGGGTTTAACCCAAACTGGTCAAAGATTTCCAAAGTGCTGGGGTCGCTTTGTGACGCCTCGCGAGGTTTGGTGACAAGAAAGCCGCCAGTAGCGTTATCGCATTCAAGGCGAGGCTCCCAGCCTTTAGGAATGTTTGGGTGCTTTCCTCTAGGATCTGGACTACCAGGGCCCATGTCAACAAAATCTTTAAGAGCCATCGCAGATACAGCATCCGTTCATGTGTTCATAGACTACTTGCCTGCCGATTGCATGACCTTCCCTCTTCAAAGCCATAAATACTTTGTAAGGAGTTACTTTGTTTTCAATCCAACTATCAAGTGTGGATTGATCCTCTGCTTCAAGTTTGTTGCGGAGTTTTTGTAAAGAACAGATTCGTTCTTTCTTTACAGTTGGTGCGTCAAGTGTGAGCGCCATGTCAGTCCTTTCTGTCGGTGTGTACTACTAGCATACACAGAGAGGAAGCCGTGTCAAGAAATGAAAGGAGAAACACCATGCCGACATACGAAGTCGAAGCAATAGTTCGAGTAACACTAGATGCTCCAAATCCAGAAACAGCTTCAGAACGAGTTGAAGAAGAATTGGAAAATCACTGCTCAGACATTAAAATAACTGCAGTAATGTAAAAGGCCCCCTAGAAAACTAAGGGGCCTTCCACTCAACACACACAAGGAGAAAGAACCGCAATGGACGAGAACAACACGACTCCACCACCAAATGTACCTGATGATAACGATAAAGACAAGCCCAAAGTGCCGTTTTTTAATAAAAACCGTTATCCAGACAAGCAATTTGAAAATAACTACAAGAATAACAAGCCTAAAACTATTGATCATTACGATGAATGGTTTGAAGGTAAGCGCGAACACAAAGAGGATGCCAAGCCAACTTTGAGTGTTTACGATGAAATTGTTGAAGATCTGATTGACATCATTGCCAAACTATTAAAAGAATTGAGCAAAAGGAAATGACAGACCTAATTTCCATAGCCAGAGACCTTAGCTTGCTGTCAGCAGATTTAGATCAAGCCACAGAAGACCTCGTAGAGGCCGATGCACACGCTGTAGAAACAGAACATACCTACAAACTGGCGTACGCTAGGGCATTCATGGAAGCATCTGGGGCTGTGGCAGTCAAAGAGACTGTAGCGCTATTAGCGTCCGAGCAAGAACGCTGGGACTCAGAAGTAGCCAAGCAGGTCCTAAGAGCCGCTAAAGCCCGTCTAGACGGTGTAAGAACCCGTATTGACGTAGCCAGGTCACTATCAGCCATGACTAGATCAGAAATGGCTCTAGGCGGCTTTGTTACGTGACAATCAACCGCAAAGCGCTTTATGAACGCTGTAAAGGTATGTGTGAGTTTTGCGGTGGTGTGTTGTCTGAAAACTGGGCGGCGCATCACCGCAAACTACGTTCACAAGGCGGAAAAGACGACCTTGACAACGTAGTAGCTCTACACCATGAATGTCACAACCTAGGCACCAATAGCGTTCACTTAAATCCACAAAAATCATACGATGACGGATTTATGGTGCGCTCTTGGGCCGACCCCAAAACAACACCACTAAACCTTACGCACCACTGGTTAGTTATTCTCACGCCAGATGGTGAATATGCAGGTTATCAAACTCCTAAGGATGTAGATGACACCGGAAGAAATACTAGAAGCAATTGATGAATCCAATTATTTTGGAGAAATAAAAGACCCAAAAACAGACTCGCGAACAATACCTAGCGTTGAGTATCATTTTGGTTATCATCAAGTAACATATGCGCACAGAGCACAAAGAAAACTTTGGACATTAAAAGTTTTTAGAGAGTCAAATTCTGATCCGCTAGCAAAAGACCCGCCATTAATGGTGCGTATTGTAGTTAATACGCAAGATAATTCAGACCATTATTGGAATCGACATGCTAGAGACATTTATTTTGATGGTAAGCATGTAATTAGTGACGTGCAATCTTTTACTGATGAGTTTTTTCGCCGTATGGGATGCTTTGACAAAGAACTAGATATTGAAGATTTAGTTCTTAATGCTGGTATTAAATCAGTTGCTACTCGCGACGAAAAAAGATTAGAAGCTGCTAGACACTGGAAAACTATTCACATTAAAAGTGAAATAGAAAAAGAACATCAAAAACGGCTAAGAGACTATGAATCCTTTGCTCAAAGGTACGGAAAGGCTAAAGATGAGAAAGCAAATAGCAATCAGGGAGAATGATGATTCAATCATTCAAGTTGATTACGACGAAACACAAGGCGTATCTGGTAAATACTGGGTAATCCAAAAGAACAAAACTGGCTGGGGCAAGCACATCATTTTGTCAAGAATATTTGACACTGAAACTGCTTGGTCAGATGCCGAAAGACATGCCAACGATTTGCTTAAAAATTGTGGCTTCAACTACACACACACAATCAATCTCTAAGGAGAATAAAAATGGCACACCATTTTGAATCAGGAATGTTCGTACGCCAGCCGGCGTGGCATCAGTTAGGCAATGTACTGCCAGACTGGCCAGGAACATTTGAGCAAGCACGAGAGTTCGCAGGACTCACTTGGGATGTTGAATCATCACCAATCTATGCGCTAGACACAGATTCGGAAGGTCAACCGGTCTACAACAGGTCTTATCAGCAGATTGACGGCTGGCAGCGCATTACCCGCAACGACACTGGGGCTATTCTTTCCATTCAAAAAGACTCATACGCAGTCATTGGAAACGGGGAGTTTGGCAACATTATTGACTATGTAATGAATGGTCACATTCAAGGCACATCAAACCTCAAGTTTGAAACCCTCATTAGCCTTCACGGCGGTAAGCAAATCATTGCCACCATGTACCTAGACGAACCAATTAGTTTGCCAGGTGATCCATCAGAAACATACCCATACATGGTGTTTGTTTCACGCCATGATGGATTGGGCGGAATGAAGCTAGGGCCAACGGCAGTTCGCGTAGTTTGCGCAAACACCCAAGCAATTGCTGAGCGAGAAATGGACAAGCACGGCTTTGTGTTTACTATTCGCCACACAAACAACTGGGCTGACCGTATTGAGCAGGCACGTATCGCAGTTGCGTCAAACATTGGGGCTTTTAAAGACTGGGAAGTTATGGCAACTAATTTTGCCAAATATCCAGTTTGGCTACCAGAAGTTGAGGATTTTATGGACAAGTGGCTTCCGTTTTCAACAAACATGACAGACTTGCAGCGTCGAAACATGAGCAATAGGCGTTCACAGTTCATTGAGCTGTACACAGGTCCTACATGCGAGGGTATTGCAGGCACTAAATGGGGCATTTTGCAGGCTGCTATTGAAATGGTTGACCATTTCCAGCCAGCACACAACCTTGATACTCGTGTAGGTCGTACCCTTACAAGAGTTGATCCAAGTAAGTCTTTGGCGCTAAGTATTGTGTCTAAACTGTAAATAAAAGCGTAAGGAGGGTGGGAAACACGGAAAACCACCCTCCTTACTACAGTAAATGACCAGTTTTACTGTATTTACAGCCTAATGGGTATTTACTCTTTTTTTTTTGTTCCTATGTGTTGCAAATAGGTGTGTAAGTGTGCTATAATAGAAGTATTCAAGCAGTTATTGTGCTGCCTGAAAATAACCCACTAAACACCCCGTTTGGTGGGTTTTTCTATTACAGGAGAAAAACATGTCACACACACAAATCGCAGTTATCGCTGTTTCAGCTATTACATTGCGCGTATTACTTGGTAGTCCTATCTATTGGATTAAGCAAGTATTACGTAAAACAGGTAAATAAGGAGAAAATCATGACAAATCAAGAAACCTACGAAACTCAAGTAACGTACAAACCACTTAGAGGTTTGTACAAAGTAACTGCCGAAATTGATTACGATCAAGAAGTTACGATCACCATCATTCCTTGGGAGTACGAACCAATCAAATACGTCAACGTATTTGACATGACAAAGGCAAATCACATGGATGTTATCCACTCGCTTAGCGGATTGGTAGACATTTCAATTGCAGAATACTTCGAAAATCCTCGACACGAAAAGTATCAGGATTCCGACCACAAAGTAAGAGGTGAATAAATGGGCTGGACAATAGCTACCTACATACAAAGAGCATTTTGTATTGTTTTACTACCAGTCATGCTAGTTGTTGTTTATCACTTGATAAAGCAAGAATTAGCAGAGATTAAGAGCGACATTAAAGGCGCTGTTAATAACGACAAGAAATGCCTATTCTGTGAACGCGTAAGCGTTGAAGTATGGGCATGTCACTCAGATCAGGGTTATTGCATCAACTGTTGCCATTGCCCTGAACACGAAGACACAATACACAAGCACGGCACATGCAAGACAGCATCAAGAAATACTTGGTGCGGTAACTGCGCAGAGATTGATTAGGAGATCATCATGGGCATAGGCAAGAAAATCTTCAAGGTTCTTGAAGAAGTTACAGACGCTATTGAAAAGACCGAACTGGCCATTCAGCAGCGTAAAGAAAAAATGACACTTGCGCACTTGCGCGGCGAAGAGCACGATTCAAAGTACTGCGAAATTTGTGCAGTTACTCCGGAAGAAACTGAAGTGCTTGAATGTCAAAAGCACGAGTTTGGCGAATGCAAAGCAAACTGCCGATATCGCACTGGTGTTGTTGAAGACTGCACTTATGACTACCACCGCAATACATGCGCCGCTAACTGTGGCGGACGCAGAGCGTAACACCCACTACACCCCCCTAGACAACACGGTTTAGGGGGTTTTTACATTAGGAGAGACATGTACACGCCAAAAAAGAATCCATTCGATGATTTGATGCTACACATCGACAAACTTCCTCACGACAACGCGACATGCATCGCATGTTCCATAGAGAAAGGCACGAAAGTGAATAAGAACAAGTTAGACATTATGCAAGAGGCTGAACGCACGCAATTCAAAGAAGCAGTCGGCTCAACCGTTTATACGCCAGACGGACTTGTTGAAGGCATTGTCACTATCGAAATCAAAAAGTGGGAAGGCCACGCTAAGGTCAATTACTCACAGATTTCACTAAAGTTTAACGAGGCCAAAGCACTAATGGTTCAGTTAGAAGAAGCAATCAAACATTTAGACACCCAACTGCACATCATGAAGGAGAAGCGCAATGGCTGATCATGGCGTTCTAGAAAAAATAATGGAAGACCAGCAAGACCAAAAGCCTGCATGGGCAATCGACCAAACCAAGTATGTTTGGATTACCGACAACAGTTTAGTTTGCTGTGGTGAGCCAAACGCAATGGTTGCTCAATGTAAGTTTTGCGAAGACACCATCGAATGCCAGTACCACAACGACTGGGATTCACCACACTGCAAAGGCCAAATAAAGTTAGAAGCAAGTAAGTTTGGTCAAGACATTGAAGCAGCTCGTAATCACTGGGCAACTATTGCTCGTGAAAATAACTGGTATGTGGAACCGTTTTACATTCAAGTGTGGGTAGATGAATACAACATTATTCAAGACAGCGTATCTACCAGAAACTTAACGCAAGATGTAATCCTAAAAGAAGCTACTTGCGTTGAGTGCGAAGAGACATACGAAGACAGTCGCTACATGAATAACAATGTTTGCTCGTCATGCGTACAAGCTGAACTTAAAGAATGGTCAGCAAGTACGGAGAGTGCCGAGTGATAATCAAGAAACCCAAGGTATCTCAGGCTGAACTAGCAATCCTGCTGGCAAAGCATAAAGACTTGATACCAATCCTTCAGAACGACAAGAAAAGCGCAGAAGACAGGCTCACTGAATTTTGCGTTGCCTACCTTACAAAAATTGGAGTAATTAAATGAGTAATACACCATTCATTGCAATTATCTTTTTTATTCTTGGATCAATTGCATGCCATCTCTACAAGCGCCACACCATTAGAGACTTAGAAGATGGTCTTGCTGCTTGGAAAATGCAAGCAGAAATTTCAGCAGAAAGGTTCAACTCTTGGCGTTGCCTTCGCCCGCACTTAGGCGACATCAACACCATTCAGCAAGAAATTGAAGACGCTACTGGAATAAGTGATGCTAACCTTAATGAGTTAATTGATGAGCTTGACGTGCACATCAAGAACTTAAAAGAAATATTTGAGGTTTAGAGTTATGAATGATAACGTCAAATACATGATAATGTTTCTTGCTTTAGGCGCAGTAACGGTTGTTGCAATAACTGTTGTGCATACAGTTAAATCAAAAACCGAAGAACACAATGATCATGTTGATCTTGCCAAGACAGAACAAGACGCGTGGTACGAGCTAGTTAATAATTACCACTCACATTAACTTGCATCGCGTTGTTCATCTGTGCTATAATAGATGTATTCGGGTAGGGCACACCTAACCCAAATGCAGTCTAGAAGGATAACCTAAGTCACACAGAGAGTGACCGGACAAACCTCAAGACATCTTAGCTCTGACACAAACCGTGTCGGGGCTTTTTCTATTTAAGGAGAAACATGGCAACATCTGCAGTTACAGAAATTATTACAAAAGAGAAGCGCAAAAACCAAATGCTCGGTAAAGCAATGCTCAGTAATTTTTCTAGCAAAACACGAGATACACTCAACCCAGAATTTCTCGACAACATCGAGCAAATGGTTGTGCATCACCTAGAGTCATTCCTGCCGCCACAAGCGGCAATGGCTGTAGCTTCCAAAATCGTTAACGACATGCGCGGTGTACTTACTGACATGATTAACGACACGCAAGACAACGCAATACGGCTGGTGGAAGATTACACCAGCCATTTTTCTATGCAAATAAAAAATGCCATCAAAAACTACGACAAAGAAGTTTGCGTGTGCATTGACTGCCATCCACATCACAAAAAGGAGTAACAAATGGCAATGAACAACCAAGGTAAGCGAATCATGAAGTGGCTGCGCGATCGCATGGCGCTACTTGAATACGCTTCACTGCAAGAAGTTGCAGACGCTGTAGGTATCAACCGAGGCAACCTGTATCGATACTTTACCGCCGAGACACGACCAAGCATTGAAATGATGCCACCGTTGTGTGCGGCTTTAGATGTGTCGTACGAAGAACTGCTCATCGCGTTAGAAGTCGTCAAGCCTTCCAAGCGCTGATTGCCTACGATGCTCAGCCACTTCCCCGGTTGAGCATCTAGGGGAATTAGTGAAACAGAAGTAACTAAAACCAAGTACGTACGTACAAAACACTCACAAGGAGAAAACAAAATGGCTACAGCCACTTTGGCACCAACAGGTGCGCAGGCAGATGCTAAGGCAACTGTCATTAAGGTCCGCAACGCGGCCTCCGTTAAGCTAGATTACTTGCGTTCACTCGCAACGAAGCTAGTCGCCTCATCCCGCAAGGGAATTGCAAGCACTGTGACGTTCATGCGTCGCTCATGGGGAATCATCCCTGTAAGCCTTGGCGGTGCACTGATCAGCGGTCTGACCGCTACCAAGTCCGGCTACCGAATGGTTACCGGATTTATCAGTTCTGTTATCAAGAAGACATTTAGCATTCTTGGTAGCATTCGTCGTAAGTCAACAGACATTTACGACTACGGCTTCCAGCTACTCGCTAAGGGTGTTGGAAAGATTAATGCGTCTGCTGGTTCAAAGATGGCAAACTTTGGTTACAAGGTAACTGACTTCCGCGAGCGTGCTTGGATGAAGGTTGGATCATACACAGCCAACTTTGGTCGTATTCTTAAGGGCGCTTTCGAGCACACCATTACCGCAACCATTGTTCCAATTTGGTCCTCTATTGTTGGTGTTGGTTTCGTAGTCAACCAGTTCACTGGTGGCCTAGTTAGCACCTTTGCTTCGCTTATCCCAGTCGCAGGCAAGTACGTTGTTGCTGCCCTAGCAGGCGGCGTGCCAGCAATCCTTTGCGTAGCTGGTGTAGCAATGCTGGGTGCAGGCATCAGCCTCGCACTCAAGAGCGACGAGATTGTTAACGGCGTTCAAGCTAAGGTCTTGTCAGAGACAATCGAAGAAGCCATCGCAATCTCCGAGATTGTAGACATTGCCAATGGCGTTGTTCACGTAGAAGTAGAAGGCAATGTAACAACTGCCCAAGCTACTGAAATTGCTGAACAGCACATCGCTCAGGAACTCGTAGTCGCTGAAAAAGCCGTACGAGAATTGGTTAGGCCGCAGGCTCCTCGCCCACAAGGTCCTCGCAACCAAAACCAGAGTAAGAACAAAAAGAAGAAGTGATAATGCCCTGGGGCATGAAAGGGTGGACGGGTCGTGAAGACGACCCGTCCTACCTGTCACCATTCGCGCAAGAACTGTACGCAGGTTACATGCGATTCCAGTCAATTGACGACGGAACAATGTGGAGCATGCTGAATCCAGGAGCCGAAGGTGTGGGATTACACGTCGGTCATCTCTTTGATCCAGAATGCTGTTGTGGTTATTACGGTGATGCACACGTGCAAGCCGTATATAAAAACGACAATAACCCTTGGCTATTTCCTAGTTTAGTTACTTGGAAATCAATAATGGTTAATGAATTTCCACACATTGATTTCATTAAGAATTTTGACATCGACTATCCGGCAGTTGCGTTAACTCACGTTAACTCAGCAATAGACGAGTTTCGCTGGTCACTCAATAACGTGAACTATGAAACTGAAACAGATAGAATGTCTTACTACCCTAATGATGATCGCATTCGAGTAGGCGAGTCTAACGTTATTGGACTTGCCCCTTTATGGTCAGTTGTTCCTATGTTCACGCAAGAAAGAACAATTGCTTTGCAAAAATCAATAAGAAAGCTGCAAACAGAAACCGACCTAGGCATGCTGTCGGAATGCTGGTGCACCATTGACGGAGTACCATGTGACGATAGTTGCGCTCGTTCAACTGACTACAGAGCTGCATGTACCTGTAACATTTACGAACAAATATCGACCAAGATTGAAAATCTTTATAGGTACCCTATCAAGGTTGAAGAATACATGGACGATATGACCAAGCAAACATGGCAATCAGCAGTCAATCGTTTCTACGACGGTTGGCAAGTAATTGCCGACACAGCACACCAAGGAGAAGAATGGGCCTCTTACTGGCAGCAAGCGCAATCACCGTTTTCGGGTTTACCTGGGCAAAGTTTCAGGGACCTGCAGGCATTGACCGCTTGAATCAATTTGGAAATGCCGCAGGAGTTCTCACTAGAGTTCTCACGGTATTCGACGCATTAAGACAAATAGCAATCTGGTTTAGTGGCGGAAAGCAAGGACAAGGACCTTTATCGGTTCCAATGCCTGCTAAGCCTGCTACGCCAGTTGCGCCTACACCACGACCAGCAGTACAACCAATGCCAGTTAGCGACTTCTACATTGACGATCCTGTTGGAAAAGACTTAGGCTTACCGCCTAAGATGACAGCACCCGCTGTCACGTTTCCGTAAATTGTAGTGAACGCCTGACGCGCCACCTATCGCGTGAACGACAGCCTGTTTGCTTAACGTTTTGACTTGGGCGTTAAGCAGATTAGCATAAAAAAGCCTGTCTTTGTTTCGCTTTACCTTTGAAGGCTGTTTGGCTATTACAATTTCGTGTGACGGAAATAAAAAACCAATGGGGCGCTCCTTCGGGAGCGCCCCATGTGGTCTTTTTTTTTGCCCAAAAACAGGTCTATGCTTCTAGTTTTGCAAGCTCTTCGGCATGAACCTCGATAGCAGCTTCAATAAGCGCCAAGGTTTCTTCATATCCAGCAGCAACTTCATCATTACCAGAACGCTTTTGAATCTCTTGATTCAATTCAGTCTGGTACGCCTCTGAAGCAAACTGCTGCAGACGGTTTTCAACAATTGCTTTCTTCTGATCTGCAGAAAGATAAGCGTCATAATCAATGGCCATGTTTTTACTCCTAGGTTAAATGGTCAGCAAAAGCCTATCACAAAGGTATGCCCCAGCCAACAAAAAGGTCTCTTTTAGAGCCAGAACCTGAAAGAATTAAATCAATAGCAGCAGTGCCAGTAAGTGAAGCAACGCCATTAGATGCCCCTAAAAGACTTAATGACCCACTACCAGTAGATGTGTATTTGACACTGGCATTGCTTGATGTGCCAGTAAGACTTATTGCTCCTAATGCAGTAGCAGGATAACGCAGTGCGCTTGTAGCAGACGCAACCAACCCGATTGAACCCGAACCAGTTTGAGAAAACTTAAGCGCATTAGTAACCGTTGCAGTTAAACTAATTGCACCTTTAGGTCCTGGAACGCTAGCGTTTAACCCAATTGCGCCTGTACCGCTAGATGCGTTACTTTGAAAAACTAAAGCAAAACCTGTTGAGTAAGACACAGTTGCAGCTGTTGTCATTACACCCGTTTGTGTTACGTTAGTACCTGAAGTAATAGTTTTTGCTTGAATGGCAAGGTTAGCGTTAATAGATCCGCCTACGGCATAAACGTTAGTTACAGTACCCCACGTGCCATTCGTAGTATCGCTAGCGCCAGATTGAGGAATACCCGTACCTGTAGCTGTGCCTGTCATGACAACAAGGTCACCATTACTAGCTGGTGGGGTAACTAGAGAACCTACACCTGTGGTGCTAGCAGCAGTTTTTGTAGTAAAAGCAGGAGTTGCATAGTTAACGCCTTGCAGGAAAAACATTAAAGCAGATTTAGCACCATAACCAGCAATACCGTTAAGAGTTACTGTAACTGCAGTAGCACTTGTGGCTATTTTTCCTGTATAAACACCATGAGTCATACCAGTAGGAACACTTCCCTGAAATAGGGAAGGGCCTACTTTTGTATAAACATTACTTGCAGTGTCTGTGATAGATGTAACTGGTTCAGAACCAACGTTAATACCAGCATCGTAAACAACAACTGCAAGACAAGGGGTAACTGCCGCAGGAATAGTAAAAGTAATTGGTGTTGAGGAACTAGTGTTAAATGCAGTTAAAGTCGTGCCAACAACATTTACAGCCATGAGGGATTACCTCCCTTCAAAATTACGACGCAGTGACCGACAAAGCGCCAACAGCAATAGTGACCGTACCTGCTGAAGTGCCAGTAGTAATAGTTGGCGACAACGCGCCACCAATGTAATAAGTACCTGTAGTCAAAGCAGACCAAACACCAAAGTAAGCCGCTGTAGTTGATGCCGGAATGTTAATTGTCAAAGCACCCGTATTAGAAGTTGCTCCTGATGCTGGGGTACTCCACGAGACTGCTACGCGTGCATACGTGCCACCAGAAAGCTCAGAAGCACCCGTTGTGCCAGGATCAGCAGAATGCAAAGACACATAAGCCCAACCTGTAGTAGATAGGGCTTGGTTTGCCTCTGTAGTGGAAATACGTGCCATGTCAACTCCTAGCCAATTGTTAATGAAACAGTCAAGTCAGACCCAGCAACTATTGACCCGACACTTGTTATAGAAATCGTAGCATAATCCCCTGCTACAAGCGCACTTGATACCACTGTGGTACCACTATTACTGCCAGCAGGAATCGTAACAGTACCTACAGAAGAACCATTAATAAAAGCAGTCACGACAATTCCAGACCCAGTAGGTGCCGTTCCTACAGAAGCCCTAATCTTTGTAAGCGTGTAAGCGTTCTCAAAATAGAACCTGTTAGTACCTGTGTAAGGCGCTATCTGCCCCTGTAGCGAGAATACAGGGAAAGACTGGGCATTAGACCCAGCAAGCCCCTGAGGCCCCTGAGGCCCCACAGAAGCCGTTGTAAGGCTTACAGTGGACGTCTGGACATCAAGAGTGATGTTATTGTCAACAACTGTCAGGGTGACGCTATCTTTGTCAATTTCAATGATTTCACTCATCGAGTAACCTCAGGCACGATAGTTACATCACCGCGAAGAAGCTTGCGAACCTCACTACCTGTGTACAGTTCAAGATCATAAACACCAGTACCAGGAGGCATAGTGGCAGTTAAAGCAGCTGAAGCAGTAATAGTTACCAAACCATTAGCCCCCAACGTAATTCCGCCGTTTTCGGTTGTTAACGATAAAACAGGATCAGTATCCGTGTAGTTCTTACGAACCATCATAGAAGCAGTAAAACCGTTAAAACTAACAGCAGCATTGTTAATTTTGTATGTAAAAGAAAGAGTCCAGGTACCACCTTGATCTATCTTTATTGGGTAAGGATGTGCATTAGCCATTAGAACGCTCCGTTAGAAGTTGCATACCAAGTTGTGCCGTTGGATACCAAAATAGCTTTACGTGCAGATGAAGCAGCAAACCAAGCGGAGTTAGTAGTGGACGCAACGTTATTTATGTGACCAGCAACGGTAATAACAACACCAGTAGCGTCTGTTCTAACAATATGTAAAACCTTACCTGCAGTAGGAGTGGGCAAAGTTAGTGTCCAAGCCACTGTGGCAGAAATAAAAACTATGTCGTTTGCAGTAGTCAGTGTAGTAGCGGATGAATAAGTATTGGAAGCAAAAGTTTTGTTAGTTAACTGATCCGTAGAATCTTTAGTAACAACAGTTCCTGAAGCGGCTGGAAAAGTCATAGTTGTAGAATCAGTACCAGCAAGAGTCAGTGTGTTATTGACTTGCAAAGTTTTAGAAGTGAGAGATCCACCTGCAACAGAAAAGCCCGTTGTATTAGCAGTCAAAGTCAAGTTATTAAACGTAGTAGCTTTTACCGCTCCATTAACATCTAGCTTTACAGTTGGTATAACGCTGATACCAACGTTTCCGCCACCAAAAGCCAAAACCACATTATTGCTCGTACCGCTATTTAAGAATAACGCTTCGCTATATGTTGACTCAAATACATCAATGTTTCCCTTAAGAGTTCCATTAAGAAGAAAATCAATCCCAGAAACTTGATTGCCGGCAGTACCACCAACACCAGAATTAAGCGACAAAATAGCGTTACCTGTCGAAGAAACCGTCTGGCCTTGTGCAAAAACATTAGCAGCAGAAAGCAAAGCAGTATCAGCAACCGCTGTGCTGGCATAAACTGTAGACCCCCATAAAGCACCAGTACCTATTTTGAACCTACCAGTATCGGTTTCAAACCCAACCTCGCCAGACGCCAAAGTAGGGTTAGCAGAAGTCCATTGAGCCGCAGTACCACGACGAACCTGTATTTTAGTAGACATAATCCAATCCTACCTTACGGAGTTCCGCCATCGCCAACAGAAACAGTAGGCGTAGACCACACAGTATAAGGCGTTCCACCATCCATTGAATAAACAGATGCATTAGTTTCAAAACTCAAAAACAATGAATTAGCGGAAATCTTATAAATACCAGTAGACCCAGTAGCCACCAAACTATAAGGAGCGCTTAACGGAATCATAAACAAAACATTGCCGCCAGTTAAAGCATCGTTAATAGTGACATAAGAAATATTAGTAGTAGACAATCCTGTAAAAACTAAATCTGACGCGTTACTAGCAGTCTCAGCATTAACGTTCCACGTTACTAGCTGACGAATGCCAATCTCATTAGATCCAGGAGTAAACATAGAAGGAGTGCCACTGTGCAAAGCTACATAAGTAGTGTTAGTCGTAGAAATATATGACAAAAAATTGCCAATAAGAGTGCCAGTAGGCGCACCTAACATTATGAACTCCCAGGGTTTTGACGATACAAACGGCCAATAAAATAAACACTTTGCTTGCGCGGAACTAGTGTACCAGTAGCCTCGTCATACTCTTGATCACAATAAAACATTGCATAGCCCGTAGCGTGTTTCTTGCCTTCGTTACTGTAAGACCCATCAGAACTAGGCAAAGTATTAGCCGTAGGCGTGTGATTAGTATCAATAGCGCTAGTTTGATTGCCTGCCGTAAAGTCATAAGAAAAAGGTGTGTCATCAGCAAACAATCCAGTAGCAGGAGAATACTGCTCAATGCCACCATTATTAGGGTAAAACCCAGCCATCTCATAATAAGTACCCCAACCAGCAATAGGTGAGTTAGGTCCGTAATATGCCAAAGGCCCAGCGTTATTGCCTTCAGGCTCAATGCGTTCCCACGCACGCTGGTAAAGAGGATAATGCTGTCCCCATTTGTAATTAAAAGCTGCCGGAACAATACCAGCATCCGATGCAGACGGAGCATAGTTGCCGACAATCCAGATATTTTTAACAGTTTCAGTTTGGTTTGCTTGCTGAGTAAAAGATTTACACAAAGACTTGGCAATATTAAAAGTTATTGTTCTGTTATCAGCATCGTAACTCTTAACAGTAAACCAAGTGTTAGCAGAATTAGAAACATTTTTCATATCTCTAACTTGAATCTTTCCAGCACTAGAAATTCTGTCAAAAATGTAAGAAGCATCCTTAGCAGAAAACTTTAAAGTAGCAGTAATAGTGCCTTTAGCAGCACCAGTATTAACCGTCTTAGATGTAGTTACAGTTGCAGACAAACCAGCACCACTTTGATTAACGGCTTTTATCGTTGCCTTACGCAATTGAACGCCAAAATTTTCTGGCGTAGTAAGAGCAGGAGTAGTGTAAAAAGACAAGCCACCAGCTGCATCTTCCATCCACAAAGACACATGAAAAGGCACCTTGTAAGGCGTGCCATCAGCTTTAACAGCCACAAAACGCACAGAAGAAATAGATCCTGCGGCGCTAAACATTACTGGTGCAACAGCACTCCAATTGTTATCAGCATTCTCAGTATCAGCAGCCCCAGGAATACCAACATAATGCGTAGACGCATCAGCTTTAGCTGCTGCATTAAAATGCTTAGGAGGATAAGCAGTAGTTAAATTAGACCAAGGAAAATCTCCAATAGAAATGTTATTTCTGTTAGCAACATCCCACAAGAATTTAGACCCAAGAGGAACAAAACCAGAGCCCTGTTCGTACGACCACGGGAAAAGCAAATCATCAATGTTTGGCTTAAACTGACCCACACCCAACAAACGAGAAACAACAAGAGAATCTTTACCACGCTGGCGCACTTCTTGAACAGTCAACTGGCTGCGAGATTTTGAATCCAAAGTCAAAGACACAGTATTTTCAGCACCAGAATAAGAATGCTCAGTAATGTGAAACAAAATACCCTGACGATTACCAAATAAACCCTTAACAAGAATACTTCGGCCAGCAGTCAAAGTTTGCCGAGCAACCCCAGTGCCATCCATCAACTGAGGATCAACATTAAGAGTCAACTGAGCAGTAATACCAGGATCAGAAAAAAGCTCTAAATGCTTTTCGGCCACTAATTTAGCATCAGCAGTATTAAGACCAGCCCAAAAATTAAGAGAAACCTCTTTACTCATTTTGTCAGCATTAAATGAATCGTTGGACTTAACCCTAGGATAATTTTCTTGCTTGTACGCAAAAGGTTCGTAACGGCTGCGTGAGCCATCTGCATCATAAACAATGTTGGTAAAAGTATCGCCATTCAAAGCTTTACCAGAACCATAAACAACATTAACTTTTTGAGAAAAATCTTGCGTAACGCTAATTTTAACGCCCGGCCACAAAACGTCTACCACCAAAGTATTTTCATCAGGAGCAGTCAATCGCTTACGATGTTTAAAGTAAGGCTGCCGACCAGGACCCAACAAAAGAGTAAAACTGCCAGTAGGAGTCTGCATACTCTCCAGCAAATTTTGTATATAGTTAGTGAGCACAGGCTCAAAGTTGCCCGTAGATCTAGTAAGCAAACCAGTCCACAAATCCCCAGTTTGCAAGTTAATAGGCTTGTAGTAAGACGACATAGTTTTGTTATATATAGCGTCTTTAGAATTGTAGTTAGTGTAATCAGAAGACCTAAAAATGTTGTCTGGATTATCACCCAAAAAAGCAAAATCAGGATCAGAAATAGCAGTTTCCTTAAAAGGAATACAATCACGCAAACGGCTATCAGGTCTATTCGTAGTATTAAATTGACGCTCAATAGCGTATTCATAACTAATAGGTTGCGTAAGATGCTCAGGATACGCAAGATAATTATCCATCTGCTTCATAGCACCATTACACGCAACAGTTAAAGTACCGCCAGCATCATCTTCGCCATATTCAAAAGAAACAAAATAACCTTCCCAGCGATAAACAACGTCATCCTCAGTTTGGTTTCCTGTTCCATTAGAAATCCAATTGTCAGTGTCAGTACTAGGCTGCCAGTTAAATAGACTCCAATGGGTAGTATCGGCTTGCGGAGTACTAGTTGTATGCAAGCGATCTAATATGCATACATACACCAAACCATTTGTTGAAATAACTTTATCGCCAACAACAAAATCATCAAAACGATTCCAAACAGACCAAGATTGAGGAAACGGCCCAACAGTATTTTTAGCTGTGTAATAACTACCATTAAACTTTACAATGGCGCCCTTCAAATAAGTACTTGTTTTATCCCACGTAGTTGCTGAACCAATATTTATTTGAGGTTTCATCCAGCAAATATCAACATTAGCTTCGGGAACAAGCCAAGACAAATCGCCAGTACCAGGCCTATCGAGCAAAGTGACAGACGTAAAAACAATTGTCGCAGCACCTGGACCAAAAGGGTCCATTGTTGACAAGTTACTGACAGTAGTAGCAGCGCCGCGAACAAACGTTACGTCAACCGCTTCATTAGTAGAAGATGAAGGTCTAGGATCAACAATAATTCGCCAATACCCAGAATCGACAGGCTGAGTACCTGACATCGATGGTGAAATCATGAAACTCTCCCGCTAGTCACTGCGTACATCTTATCCATAGTTTTAATTTCATTGTTAAAAAACTGACTTGTTTGTGAACTGTAATAATGGTTAATTTCCATAACAAACATTTTTGCCCCGTGCCAGCGCTTGTTAAAAGGAGTAGCTCCATAAAGCATTACGTTATGTGTTTGAGCAGAATAGCCAAGCCAATTACGCTTAAACCTAACAGAAGTGCGATTAATGTCAGTATCAACCACAGTTAACTTAGCAGTCCATACGCCATTAGCATCTGGAGGCTCGACAGTTAGACCAACAATAATTGGCTGAAAAGGCCTAGCAATACCATTCTTAGCCTTAATTCCTGTCAGTAAAGTATCGCCAAGATTTAATGTAATAGTTCCATCATATTTATATCTAACGGATAATCTTGGCTGATATTGAGTGTATGTATTAAGAGTGGCTACATCCGTTGCTAACGTAGGCGACGCACTAAAAACAGCCTCACTCATAATTCCATACCAATTAGTTTCTTCAGCACCCAAAGTAGTAGACATCACAGTGCCTGGAACATAATCTAAATAAGCCACAACCAAAGATGTAAAAGCATTAGAGCTAGATCCATCAATTTTAAAAGGATTAAAACCAGTATACAAAAAGTCTTTGTTAGCAAAAGATAAAGACCTAGCTGCTGACATTGGTGGAGTAGATGTGTCTGGACTCATTAGCATTAATTGATTAGTAGTATCACTTTGGTTGCTAGTACCAAATCCATCTAAAAGTTCTGGCAAATATGTATGGCTAGTATCGTTGAACGCTTGAAGATTCCTAGAAGTACTACCGTTATGGCTAGTCCATACTAAATTAGTGTTAGCAGGATAAGCCCAGCCACTAACATCTCCTGAAATAGAAATCCAGCGATTATCTGACTGTGGCAGAGAGCCTGTGTAAGTAGTAGTAATAGGAGGCCGCGCAACAGAACTGATAGCGTCAGGCAAAATACCAGCAGTAATGTTCATTGTTCCGCCAGTAATAGAATCCTTATCAAAAGGAAAACCATCATGAATAATGTAATCACCAGTAGAAAAAAGTGTTTGCTTTTGATTAACAATGTGTTCGTTATAAACAAAACTATTAATAGTATGACGCGGTTTAGCTTTAGAAGAAGATGTAGATCCAGCAGGGACCGGCTCAACGGCAGCCTGGAAAAAATTAGTATCTAAATAAAGAGTCCATTTAGAAAAAATAGTGTCAGCAGTACCACTAGATATCGTGCCAACTACTTTTTTCCAAGTACCTGTACTGGTAGGAACAGTACCAGTAGTAGTGCTAGCGCTGTAATGGTAATAAACACTCGTGTTGCCGCCAGTCGTGTAAGTAACAAAATCACCATAATTGTAAGAAGTGCCTGACGAATAAGTACCAAGCGATGCAATAGTTCCAGTAAAACCAGTAGTAGTAGACGAAGCTACGGTTACAGTAAAAGGTATCGAAACACCCCCAAGAGTTAAGCCCCTTACGCGAACCTTAGTGCCGGTAATAAGTTTCAAATACCCAGTATTAGGGTGCGTGCAAGTAAAAGCATTAGAGTTCCAAGTGCTTGAAATTCCAGCGACAATCATGTTATTACTTGCAGTAGTGCCATCTGTAACTACAGCATCTTCCAAGCCATTAGACGTATACACGGACGAGTAACTTTTAGCCGCAAAAGCAATATTCCAAAGAGGACTAAAAGTAACATCATCGATAAACGGCACATAACACGTCACATAATGCTTAAATCTTTCACCGCCAGAAGTATCTGGAACATAAGAATTTTCATCAGGTATCAGCCGCAACTTAAACGCCTGGCTCATATACTGCCAGTGAGTAACATCAACATCTGGAGTGACTGCAGAAGGTGTAGAGATGTTAAGAATACACTTGTAAATATTTACACTAGATCCCGTATTGTAAAAAACAAACTCAGGCGTTGAGGCAAGATAAGTGCTAGCCGGGTTCCAGCTAGTAGTATTAAATCCGCCACCGCTTAACGCAAACTGATTCCAGATAGCACCAAGCAGTGTTCCGTCTAATGCCGCGTCCTTAAACGCCAAAGAAATTAAATTGTAATCAGTATCTAAAAAATCAGATATTGACAGTCCATTTGGGTCGTTTCTTACATCAAAAGCGCTATTAAATATTTTAAAAACACCGCCAGCAGGTTTGCTAATCTTGGCAACAGTATTGCCAATAGCTGCGCCAGTATCTGTAGTGGCGTAATTATAATCATTGGTCGTATTAGCCATTAGTTCAGAAACAATCTAAGTGATCCAGATGGTAAGGAAACCAAAGAGTTTTGATTAACCAAAAGAATTTGCTGTAGCTCACCACTAGCAATAATGTTTGGTGTGGCTTGGTCATCAAGCAAAGCCCACCCAACAATACTGCCCCAATCCACATAAGCGACTGGCCATTCAATAACAGAAGTGTTATAAACAGAAGACTGGCCAGCAGTCCAATCGCTACCAGTGCTAATAGTTTTACGAGAATAACCAGTGTTAGCAACAACAGTACCGGTAGCTCCAGTAAAAGTAGTTGAAACAGTAGCCGCTACATAAATAGTAAATTGCGAATAGTCACAAAAAGGTAAAAATTCCCAGTTTGTATTATCGACATCTGGGTGATTAGCGCCAGTACCATTAGTGCCTGTTAAATTAACATAATAAGCGCCATTATAAGTAGCTACGTCATCAATACTGTAAGCAGAAACTCCAGCAACCCAAGCACTAACAGTATTAGTGTTAGTCAAGACAGTATTTTTGACAATACCAGTCGTGTTGTACCCAGCAGCAGTATTAGTAATAGTGACCGACTGACCATCTGAAAAAGAATAAGACATGGGTGAAGACAAGAAGTAATTAAGAAAAGTACCACCTGGAAGACCAGCCAAAGTTCCATCATAGTAATTACCAGAAGCAATGTTTGTAGAGCCAGCAACAGTTAAAGGCGGTTCAACAAGAGAAGATGATACTGCATTACGATCAGGGACAGAATTAAGCAAAGCAACGCTAAAACTGCTTGGAATTGGAAAGTTTGCAGTGTCTTTGGTAAAAACTGCACTAAGCAATAACTGATTACCGTAAATAGAAATAGAAGCCATAACTACACCGTTGTTACCGTTTCACTAGGAAGTCGATGTAATTGTACAGTAATCAAAGCCTGCTTATTAACCAAAAATTCTTTAGACACATTGATTGTGTAATCTGAAGAAAAACACTCCCAAAGTTTTTGTGAGTTATCCAAAGTGACTCGTACCATAAAATTGACTTGACTCACAGCATTAGTAACAGCATCAACTGCAGACTTTACTGCGGCAGAAGTAGCACCATAAGCATAAACAGCCAAGGTCTCAGTAACATTATCGCGCAAAGCATTAACCAAAAACTTACCCTCAATAAAAGCGTTAGTCACCTCATCGCGGCGAAAAGTAACTGCAGAATTCTCAAAAGAAGCTTTGTTAACCCTATACACAATTCCGTCACTTACATCCAGCCAAGTATTATTGCTTTGCTGGATCTCAACCTTTACATAAGCACTACTAGACATTAGTTACCCACTGGTTGATTCAAACGACTAAGACGCTTCTTAGCCTGCATCTGACGCATAAACTGATTAGGATCCGTAGACTGAACAGTAATAGGACCATTAATTTGAGTCGAATGGTCATACTGCGTAGACGTATTATGCGTAATAGAAGTAGCATAACCTTGCATTGCAGACATTTTAGATTCCCTGCCGTGAACATAACTGCCAGACTTAAAATTCAAATTATTAATGTTATCAAGGAAATGAGCACCATACTTACTCACAGCATCGGCCTTAACTACATATTCGCCATGCGACAACATTGCTGGAATTGAATCAGACGTTTTAGTTCCTGGACCAGTAATGTAGCCACCCGCAGCTTTATGAAGCGCATAGCCCTCAGCCCCATAATCAAACACACCATTATTACGGCCAACCCACTTGTTCTTGTTAATATCAGCCAAAGTAACAGCGCCAGTATTAAGGTCAAATTTCATACCCCTGCCAAGTTTCCAGTAATAATCTGTGTACGCTGGATCTTGATACCAACTACCAGCCTCAGCAGTATTCTGCCAGTAAAGAGAATCTGCAACTGGAGGAGATGTGGGCTTGCCTGATTTCTTTTGGTAACTACTAATACGCGGAACGTCAACATCAGAACTGTAATGAATGGTTGTTGGCTTAAATTCTTTTACCGCAGTTTGAACGGCAGTAAGAGCAGCACTAATGTTAGTTTTAGCTACCGCTGGCATGCCTTTAAAAACACCCTCTAAAGTAGATTCAAGGGTAGTCGCAGTTACATCAATCTCATGCCCAAAATTAGCCAAGTCTTCCATAGCATAAGTTTGCGAATCCCTAAGGTCAACCTTCATATCATGCAAAGCCTGCTTATGAAGATGCACAGCACGCCGAACGCTCTTGTTGTAATCATTCTCAGCAATAGTCCTGCGACGCTCAAAATCTTGATCCGCTCGAACAGTACTCTGATTTAACGTACTATTTTCATGCTGTGTAGCCAACCTGTTACGTGTGGCAACCTCTTTATTAGTCGATTCAATCAAAGCCTTATTGCTAGAAAAATCCATAACAAGTCGAGCAACTTCTTGCGCATTAGCAGGATTAAACAAATCTAAAGTATCAATAGATTGCTGCGACAAACCCATTTTTTTAAGCTTGGCAACATTAGACATTTGAGTCTTAAGGACTTTATTTTGATTCTTTAAGTTACCGATAAGACTATAAGCATCAGACGTACGAACGGCAGTAATACGCTGATAAGGGCTATAAACAGACTTAGCAAAATCCTCAGACTGGCGCTTACGCTGAATCCTAAATTCTTCATTAGCGCGCTTAACAGAGGTACGGTAATCCTCATCCTGATTAGCCATCTGATAATTAAAATCACGATTAGAGCGCATAACACTCTTTTGGTACTGCTCGTTTTGACGTTGGGTTTGAATATCTAACTGGTAACGCGCTTCGGCGGCAGCCTTAACAAAACCAATAATAGTAGCCTCGCCCTGCTGCATAGCCGCAATTTTGTCATCGTATTGCTGCTGTTCTTCATCATTCTTTGGAAGCGGACCGGCTTGAGCTTCTTTACCAACTTGAACGTTTCTAGTAGCAATAGTAATAGACCCAAGCCCAGCGTCCATAACATTACCAATGCCTTTAACCTGAGCAATTGCTCGCTGATACTGTGCTTGCTCAGCAGTTCCAGATTCTGTAGATCGCATGGCGTTAGTAAGCGCTACCATTGCATCCGTATAATTTTGACCATTTTTGTCCATAGCCTCAATCGCCAAAGACGTTCCTCGCAAAGCCTGCGCTACAGGATCATTAGGACGATTAGCCGCATCAACAGCAATACGTTCTTCTTGAGTTAAATTATTTTTAGCATCCTTACCTTTACCAATACCAAGATAAGCATTACGTGCAGCAGTATTAGCGCTACTGCTAGTCATGTCTTCAAGTTTGAAACCAGTACGCTGAGCAGCATCAGTTGCAGCAAAAGCAATTTTAGTCAAGCCGCCTGTAGATTCAGGATGAGATTTAGCAAACTGCTCATCAAGACTAACCATTAAAGTCTTAGCAGCATTTTCCATGAAAACTTTCATGAAATTTGGATCAGAAAGATTCTGGCCTACAGCATAGCCACCCGAAGGATTCTCCTTGGTTTTCTTACCAAACATTTCTTCATACAAAGCTTTTTGGTCATCATTACCTTCTTTAAGAGTATTCTTTAAAAGGTCACTTAAAGTGTTGTAATCGCCAACATCTGAACCTTTATAGTTGGTGCCGTACATGCCGTTAATAACCGCTGCAACATCACCAAGCTGGCCTGTATTTTTGCCAGTATTGTACAGTTTAGAAGTTTCAGCAAACTGCGATAACTGACCAGCCCTAGCGCCATAAATGTTGCCAGTATTCATTGCTGTAGACGCAATGTTAGTAATCAAAGAAGACATTGCGTCGCGTGACGCTTCAGTGTCATACTTACCTTGGCCGTTATTTTGCTTCCAGTTACTATTCCAACCGCCAGTCGCGCCTAAACCAAGCAAACCAAAAGTTTTAGACAAAGCGCCATCTTGAGTTCCTGAAAGGAATCTGTAAGTACTACTCCACCATTTGTCTTCATGCTTATCTTTAACATCATTCAAGCCAGCAACATAAACATCACCAGAAGTTCTTTGACGCTCATTATTACCATTTCTTTGACCCATAGATTCTGGAGCCAAAATATTAGTAACCTGCTGAGCAGTACCAGCACCATACTGCTTAATCAAATCATTAAGAAGCTGAGCCCTAGCCTGAGGATTTGGAGTATTACCCTCTAAGTTAATAATCTCATTGGCTAACTGCTGGGCATTCTTCTTTTCGCCAAACTTCCACGCTTGCTGATACCCCGGATTACGGGCAGCAGCAATACGAGCCTGTGTAAGATCATTTGCCTCAGCCATAGATTTAGTATTAACAACCAACTGGTGCGCAGCATTTTGCGCAGACTTAGCCAACGAATCAACGTTACGTGTAGCAAGACCAGCCTTTTGAGCAAAATCATTATAAACACTGCCAGGTGTTTCCAAGCCATTCTTAATGCCTTCATCGCGAAGCGCATGAGCCTTAGAAGTTCCCTCTTTAATACTGTTGAAAGCTTGAAAAGCAGCCATCATAGCCAGCATCATGCCCATTTGCATACCCATAGAGGCAATAAGAGACCCAATAGCTTTAACGGCCATCATAGTAAGCGCACCAGTCGCACGAAGAGTAGCCAAGCTAAGACCAGCAAAAGCAATTCGTAGTTCGCCACCAGCCGTACCAGCCTGTACACCCATCAGGCTGGCTAACTTACCCGCACCCTTGATCTCAGAACCAAACTGTTTTAATGCAGCGCCTATGCCTTTAAACTGTTCGGCAGCACCAACCATAGGACCATTTGGCTTATCGCCAATAGGTTTCATTCCCGCGGCGACACGACGCTCATTCATCTGCTCGCGATTAAGTTTTTGCTCAGTAGTTAAAGGCGCTAAACCTTGACGACCTCTAGTTATATTTTCAGTAAAAGCTCTAGTAGTTGCTTGGCGATTAGCAACCTCTGAAGGGTCGCCTCGCATCATACTGGCGTTAAGATTCATTAATCCTGCGCCGGCATAAGCAACCAAACCCCTAGCGCCAGAAAAAACATTCCTAACTGTTTCACCAATAGGGCGACCCATAATTCCGCCCAAATTGTTTTGAAAGCGCTGGCCCATGTTATACATTCTGTTGCCGCCCTCATCTTTAAGGCCATAAGAAGCCTCAGCGCGACCAAGAGCAAAAGAACGACCAGCAGCACTATTAATTGCCATATTTGACAAATACTGTCCAAAACGCAAAAGCATAATTCCCTGAAACGCAGAATGTAGCAATTTAAGAACAGCCAAAAGAGGAGCAATTTTACCGGCCATACTAGAAACACTCTGAACGGCGCTATGAATAGCCTCAGCAAAACTATTAGCAGCCTTAAGCAAACCAGCAATCATGTTTAAGAACGGTGTACCAGCCGCTGCGACAGTTTGATTCATAGTGTCGCCCAGACGAGTCATCTGGTCATTAACACCGCCAAAAGCCTCTTTAGCGCCCTCAGTGGCAGACTTATTGCCAAAAGAATCTGCACTAGTCTGTAAAATCTCACGAATATCTTTAGACTTACCAAGAGCCTGAATAGACTTAAAACTTTGAACACCATCAATACCAAGACGGTTCAAAGTATCAATAGCTTTAGGGCCTTGCTTGGCAATAGCCTCAGTAAAACGAATAACCGCTTCAGCAGGATCAGTATCAACAAGACTCTTTAACGAATCAACAGACATGTCCATAGCATGTGCGTACTCGCCAATTTGAGGCGAGCCAGTCTTAGCAGAGTTAGTCAAATCAGACATAACCTTAGCCAAAGCGTTAGCAGACCTATTGCCATCCTCGCCAAGACGAGCAAAAGCAGTAGAGAACCCCATAGTTTGAGTAGCATTCAAACCCATAGCCGAAGCAACTGGCGCCAAAGCTTTAGTAAAACCAACAACAGAACTAGCAGAAGCGCCAAACTTGTTAGAAACAGAAACTAACGAATCGCCAAACTTAATAGCAGAAGACTGAGAGCCACCAAAAGAACGATTGACAGAAAGCATGTCTGAAACAAACTCAGACCCCCACTCGCCAGAAGCCTGCTGAATCTTAATAAAAGCAGTACCAAGCTCTTTAATAGACTTAGTAGTAGTAACACCAGACGTGCGCAGAGTATCAATTAAGCCAATAGATTTATCAAGCCCAATAGGAAACTCGCGAGTAAACTTTAAAGAAACTTCAGAAAGACCCTTAAACTGCTTCTCATTCAAAGCAGTAACAGTAGCCAGACCAGCTAATTTTTGCTGATAAGCCGCAGCCTGAACAGTAGAAGCCTTGTTAAGATCAAGAAACTTACCAAAAGTCTTGACCGCAGCCAAAGCCACATTGTCCAACTTGCCAATTTTAGCCAAAGTAGTGTCAGCCGAAGCAGACATGTTTTCAAGGCCTTTGACAGCCTGAGATAGAGAAGCTGAAAAGGGCGCAACATTAGCACTAAAGTCAATGGAGACGTCTTCGTTATACACGTCTAACCCTTTCGTGTAGGCAAATTATTTGCCTTAGACCTCAGTTTTTCAGCCTGCGCAGAAGGCACTAATGTCATTGTACTACCAGGTAAACGGTCATTCTCGTCTGTAGCACGATCCTTTAGATAACAACCCCAACATTGCTTAGCCATAGGCTCGTACGCATGACGGTCCTCTTCCCATTCCCAACCAGCCGTACCACACATTTGACATCTATCATTATGCTCAAGTAAGTACGCAGCCAACTTAGCGCGGTCTTCCTCTTCCCAATCAAGCAAAGCCGAATGAGGCAAACCGTGGTCAGAACACCACTGAACCTCCATGTAGAAGGTGTGGTCATACCTCAGTCGGCGTCGATGAAAGGGACATCTAGTCCCTTAGAATTGACTTCCACGCAGCCCAAGAAAAGCTGAGTAAGTTCGCCACGAGACCACTCATTAGAAGTCCAAATCTGGTTAGCCTGATCTTCAGTAAGTTCAGGAGTAACCGAACAGGCAGCAATAAGTGCCGGTGCAAACGATTCAGCATTGTAAGTCTGGCCTTCACGCTTTTGTTCATTTGTTGGTGGATGATTAGCAATCAAATCATCATAAGCTTTAGACCCAATAGCCTTAAGCGTAACAATAAAATCAGTAGAGCCAGACTTACCAGTAGGAACATTAATAACTAGTTCCTTGGTGCGTGCAGGCTTCTTTAATAGATCTTCAAGGGTAGCAATTTTGCGAGCCATGTTATATTTCCTCTGTTTGGTCTTTTTAATTTTCCGCTTATTAGGCGGAGTCGGTGCTGACATAAAGCAAGTATAGGGGAGATGCCGAGAGAGGCAAAGCACCTCCCCTATACAAAACTAGGTTATGCAGAAACCGTAATGGTTACGTAACTTGACTTAGCACCATCGCCAGTAGCGTTGGTAGCAACAACATAGACGTACCAAGTACCAGCAGCTGTGAAGTTAGCAGCGTTGCTTGAGGTAGTAACAACAGCAGTTGTACCAGACTTAACTACGCCAGAAGTAAGTTCAACAACGCCAGTAGTCAACAAAGTGTTGCTAGCCTTGTAGATCTTGTAACCGGTGATTGGAGCACCAATCTGTGGAGCATCCCAGTCGAAGGTAAGTACAGTTGCGGCAGTAATACCTGCAGCAGCAGCAGCTGAAGGCTGACCACTAGCAAGAGAAACAGCAAGATTGTTAGGCTTCGAAGGAACAGTAGAGCCAGAAACAGTAGCTGATTCAGCAGGTTCTTGAGGAACAGCAGCAGTAATAGTGAAAGTCTGAACAGTGTTAGAAGTAATAGCGCCCGCAGTACGAGCAGTTACAATAACAGGCCAGATTTCAACAAGATTACCAGCACCAGGCTCTTGGTTAGTACCAGAACCACCGTAACGGCTAACAATGACATAACCCTTTTGTCCACGAGCAAGCTTGTTCCAAGCAAAGTCAGTGTCAGAAGTAGAAGTATTAGCATCTGTGTAAGTTGCGTCATCGCGGTAAAGATCCATAGTAAACGAAGCGTTTACAGTACCTGGGATGTTACCTTCAAAAAGTGAATCAAGGGTAGGGGTTGGAACAGTGTTACCAGTTGACTGAGCAGTTAGCGAAATCAAGAAAGGCGTGATGTCGTATGCTGAATCAATTTCTGCCTGTGAAATAGTAGCAGCGGCACTGCTTACAGAGTTCCAAGTAGTTGAATATCCGCTGAGACCAGCGAACGCACCTGTGACTGGAATGAATCCAATCCAAGTATTGTTATTCGGAATAATTCTTGCCATGGTTTGTGGCCTCCTAAGCCAATTCGTACGAAATAATAACCGGTACTTCCGATACTACTACAAAGTTGGAGTAAAACTATTGCGCGAACAAACAAATCCTACGGTATCAAAACACTGCCAAAAAGCAGGATTTACTGTGTCAACGCGGTTAACAGCGCCCAATGCTTGCCATTGAATAGCCGTAACTTTATATACTTCAGTGGTACCAAAGGTTGCATGAAGTAAAGTATTAACCCCTGCATCAACAACAGCCCTTGTTTTATTAGCCACCCAATCGACTTGCTTGCGAGATCCACCAAAATGCCTAAGGTTAAAGTTAATAGTCCAGTCTAAATTTCCGTCAAAATCATTAATCATGACATTAGACCCAGTAGAAACTAGAACCGTATAAGGGACAAAGACGCTCTGATTAGGCTGACCCTGAAGCCACCCACCATCAACAGGCGCAACGCCATCACCAATAAGTTCACCAGAAGTAGCTAATTGGGTAAGAATCTTGTCAGTCAAAGCACCATGATCAATCACTTCATCACATCCTTAACAATACCTTTGCTATCAGCAGCCAATTTAACAGCCAAAGCCTTAGCAGTCTTAGCAACCTTTTCAGTCTCAACAGTAGCCCCAACCATAGGCTTAAACACAATCTCAACCCCATGAGGCTTATTACTAATAACAGTAGCCACATTCTTTAAACGACTATGACTAGCCAACTGCGCAGCCTTACTATGCATAGCCACATTAAGATGCTTACTGTTAACCTGCATAGTTTTAAGCATTTTTATTGCCGACTCAAAACTCATACATACCACTCCGGCGGAATGTTATTAGTCGGAGTCCACGCTTCCCAACGCTGAACACCAGTCACGCTCAACTCACGAGCCGCAATAAACTGACCAGAAGCAGCCACGTTCATCACACGAAAAGCCCTGTTAACCATTAACACATCAGGATGAGAAGTAACAATAACAATATCATTTACTTGAGGAGTAGTAGGCGTACCATCAGCATCAGCCAAAGGAATGTAAACAGTGCCACTAGAAAAATACTGTGGCTCCTCGCCCAAGGAGTACTGTACGGGGCCAGAAACGCCACTTATGCGCCCTTTACCCTCATAGACAGTCTTGAGTACCTGAGCCGTTACATCGCCCGTAGAGGCGTTTAGAGAGGCTACATCAGGGCGGTCAATCCGAACAGTCGCAGTCATATTCATCTCTGAATACCGCTGGGCATACCGGCGAACAAGACCAGTATTAACCCTATACATTACGGAACGACCTTCCCATTTCTAAACGGCTTGCCTCGACCCAAAACAGGCTGACGATCACCCATCGAAGCCAAGTTTAGCAGACGACCATTCTTAGCCCTTGCTGGAGCAGAAATAGGACTAGGTGACATACCAGCCTTAACACGCTCGCTCACAAGGTCATTAGCTTTAGCAATGCGACCAAGTTCAACGAGTTCCATTGCTAATAACTCCGATTTGCACTTGGTTTCATGACATGACGGCTAAAACTCTTAACTTCCTTGCCGTAAAGATACTTGCCAGGAGCCTGCTCGTGGACAAAAGGCTCCATGTCATCAGAAGCCAATAAATACTGAGCCTTGCGGTATCCCTTTTTCATGCCAAGTTTGCCTCGAATACCAGAGTGAGGTTTTCCAGGATTACCAGGATCAATAACCTGATACTCTTGATAAACCTTACCTACATAGCCATATTTATCAGTAAAAGAAGTGCCAAACTTGCCAGAAGCAACATATGATTTCAACTCTTTCTGGGTCTTAGCTCGCTCAGCCAACATCTTCAAATCTTGAGCGCGCCTAGCATCAACCTTAAAAGTCCTAGCGACAATTGATTTACCCATAATTAACCCCACACAACAGGTTCGTTTTGAATATCGCCAGACCACCAGTCAATCGACCTACCCGGATGGAAATCACCATAATTTTGGCGACCAGCAAGATAATTATCATTAAAGCCAATAGCAAAAATAAGAGGCTTAATCGAAGGATCAAACGTATCGTTCAAGATATTAGCTGCAGTAACAGGATCAAAGAAGCCATACAAAGCCTTGTACTGGTCACGCAAAGAAGAAGCCAAAGTATCGTAACGCTGCTGCAACTCACCAATTTGAGCAGAAACACCATCAGCCGAAACGCTCACCTCACGAGCAAAACGACCAGAAATAACCTCGGCAGCAACAGCCGCAACATACAAAGGACCATTGTAAGCATCATCCCACTGAGTCAGCAGGAAAGTAATTTCTTCGTCAGTTAAAAGAGGAAACGTTTCATCAACGTCACCAACATAAAACCGAACCTGATCCTTTTCAGAAGCACCCGGATTACCACTATAAGTCCACGACATAGGACAATCCTAACTTAGATTTACCAGGCAGGACGGTTTTGCGTGCCACCACGAATATTAACAGGACGTTGACTGCGCAATCTACTTTCACGAATACCAGCCAACTCATTACGGCTTTCGCCAACAGTTTTACCCGGCTGAATTGTTGATGGGCGCAAACCAGTCTTACCGGTTTTTTCAGATAAAAGTTCCTTGCGCCGAACTGCTTTATCAGAACCAATACTCTTAAGTCTTAGCGCGCGATCTGGAGTTATTGGCTCTTGATGAGGATAAAGTCCACGCTTACCAGCAACTTCTTGACCAATGCGCTTATTATCAATTTTAAGACTATGACCCCAGTGACTATTAATGCGATCAAAATTACCAGTCTTTTGCGCTTCCCTTAACAAATTACGCTGCACAGAAGGAAGACCCTTCTCAACTTTATTTTTGCTGCGTGCGTAATCAACTGCAGCACCGCCAAGAGCACCACCACCAGTAGCTGCGCCAAAACGTCGACCAAGACCGCCAGCCATAGCGCGATTCATTTCGTTCTTTGGCACACCAATTGCGCGAGCAAAAGCATAACCATTAGCAATCTTCTTAGCCTGCAAAGCAGTTAAACCAGCAGCACCTATAGCGCCACCAGCCGCTCCCAGTTTAGCGTTACGATGAGAATCATCAGCTTTCTGAACACCATTAACAATATCGCGTGCTTCCACACGAGCCTTAGCACCACGAGCCTTGCGCCAATCTACCAAAGCCTGTCCAAAAGCATCTTTTTCGCCAGAATTTAAACGAGCAGCTTGATGGCCAGTACGCCAAGCCTTACGACGAGCAGTACCATAAGCACCGCCAGTGCCACGCGCCTGAATAGCCTTAGGAATGCCCTTCTCGATTTCTTCCTCATCAACGAGCATGTAAACATTACCCTCTTCGTCAACAAGCAAGTCGTCTTCATAATCATCATCAAGCAGAGCATCAGCAATTGCATCAAAGCCGCGCTGAGCCTTATTAACTAAATGAAACTTTTCTACAGACATAGTACGAGCCTCCCGGCAATCTTTACATTTACACTTACAGCCCTTTGCTGCAATCCCATGCTTACAACCACAACCACACGAAGCACACATATTAAACTTCCTCAATCCAGCGGGCCATAATCCATGACTCCAAACGAAGCCAATTAGGTGCCTCAGTAACAATGTCACCAACGGCATAAGTATTACTACCAACACTCATAGGCTTCATAGCCTTATAAGTCTTAGCCTTAGTCGTATCCGCAATTATTGCATTACGCGTAGCAATACGCTGCAACTCCTTATCAGCCACAGAAACATCCTGCTGCGTTACCGTAGCAGCGCGAGCAGTAGTAGAAGTAGCTTTCTTAATAGGAGTTTGAGTCTTGCCATTAGCGGCCTTGGTCTGAGGCATAATAAGTCCTACTTACACGTAGTAGTAAAGATGTTTGAATAAGTACCAGTAGTACCGCCGATAACAGCAGCGACCTGGAAGTCGTAATTAGTACCAGTAGTCAAACCAGTAACAGTCGCTGTGACTGCCGTAGAAGTACCATCAGAAAAAGTATTCCAAGATCCTGCAGCAGCAGAACCAGTGGCAGACGTACGATACTGAACAACATAATCAGTCACAGTAGGGCTATTAACAGGCGCATACCAGTTCAAAACAACCTGAGTACTACCCGTAGTACCCGTCAAAGCATAAGGAATATTATCCTTAGCATACTCCCGAATAACCTGAGGGTTTAGATAAGTAGGCATTGGAGTGTACTTTACTGAGTTATTAGACGAAGAATCCGTCATAACAGTAGTATCCAAAATACCCTTGTTAAAAATACCCTGAGGAGACTGCTGACGAGCAGTAGCCAAGCGAATGGCGGATGGCCCCGGAACAGGGACCACCCACCGCTTCGCAAGAAGTGACTGCAACGTCTTCATACCCAGCACTTCAGCATCAGTAAGAATATATCCCTTGGAACGGCTAACACCAGCAATGGTGAGAGCCTTAGCCAAGCGAAGAACGGTTGCAGGACGGTACATGGTTATGCAACCACGTTTGAGAAGAAAGCACCCATGTCTGGAGCAACAACCTTCATATCGTAAGTCATTTCTGCTTCGATACGATCAGATGCAATGTGCTCCATACGGAAGCGCTTAATCTTGATACCTTCAGAGTTGCCACCAAGGTAGCCATTCCAAGTAAAGGTGTAGCCTGCAGCTGGAGTCATAAGAGACGGGCTAGCAGGTGAGTAGCACAAAAGCGCAGCCTTTGAGTTATTGATGAAGTTGAAAGAAGCGTTAGCATCTTGCGCACGAACATCTGGAACCTGAATACCATTACCCTGAGCTGCAGTACCATTGCTAACTTCAGTAGCAGTAGTAGTAGCAGTAGCGTAAGAGGTATAAAGTTCCTTAACACCAAACATTGTCGCAATCAAGTCTTCAGTCACGATACCGCGCTGAGTGTACTTGATACGGTCAATGATATCTGGATGCTGCTTAAGAGCAGTCATAACATCAGCACCAAGAACCATTACGTTTGGAGCAAAGCCAGTCTGCTTGCGGAAAGCAATAACAGAACGAGCAACGTCACCAATTGGATCTGAACCAGCATCTGACCACTTAGAAGCAAAGCCTGCTCCAGAGTAACCATTCTGAGTAAGACCATTGTAAGCAACAGAGCCTGCAGTGAAGTCAACATCCCAAACACCAGTCTTAAAGAATGTGTTAGCCCAGTCAACGTCACGCTTCAGCAAAAGCTGATTAGTAACAAATTCGGTGCTGTCGCGGTCCAAGATGAAGTTGCTGTCAGCATTGGCGCGTAACTGATCGTCAATGTCCTTGTGCACGCCGTAGACGTGAGCAAAGTACTGCTCGGTGGTTACGTTCCAACCGACACCAGGAGTCTCGGTAGAAGGAGCACGGCGAGCAACGTCAGTACGACGCCAATCGCTCTTGCTGTACTTCCAGTAAAGGTCCGACTGCTTCTTAACAGGAACCTTAGGGAACACCTTGTCTGCAATGTAAGCATCAGCTGACTGCATGTATGCAATAGATACATTAGTCAGCGGCACATTTACGTGCAGATCGGATTGTGATGGATTTGGCATTTTTCTATTTCACCTATTCCTTATCGGGCGGCCAGTAGAACTGGGATTAGTTCGCCTGGAGTAGACGAAGA